TAGTACCATTAGCAGCACCAAGACCTGAAGCTAGGATATTTACATTCTCAGGCATAGAGGCATTGCTGCCAAATAGGTTCCAACCATTGTTTCTACCACTAAGAGCATAAGCACCAAGTGCAGTACCTATGATTCCAAGTGTAAGACCTGCATTACCAACACCCCTAGAGGCATACTCCTTCTTTTCTTCTCTAACTACAGTATCGTCTTCTTCTAGAATTCTCATAATAATGAAGTTAAATTGTTATTAATATGTTTATTATGTAAGCTTACAGATGCAAAGGTATAAAGAATATTTTATAATACCTAATCTTGCTAAGTACACAAAAAAACACTCATAAGGTATTATCCCTATGAGTGTTACATCTTTTAATTTTAGCAGTTTGTTGCTAAGTTCTTATCTCTCATCTTCTCCTTAAAAGTATCAAGGTCTTTCTTTGACCAAAAAAGTTCTTTAAAACCAGCTTCTTTCTTTCCTTTAGGAAGTTTGCCTTCTCTAACATAATTATCAAAAGTAGCTCTACTTACATTAAGATATTCACAAGCTTTATACTTACTTATCCTTTGTGTTTTATCAGTATAAGACTGAATTACCTTAGCAATTTCTATTGCTTCATTTTCATCAATATTACTATTACCAGCATCAATATCTTGAATTATTTGAAGCAACTTTTCTTTTATGATTTTTAACATAAACTATTAATATTGCAAATAACAATAAACCTATAATACTATTATGAAGCATTAAGACGTGACTGGTGCTTAAAGGAAGTTTCCAGTAATAGTCTATAATATTAAGTACATCATCCGCAAAAATATACCAAAGAAACATTCTATGATATATACAGAATTGAAATACTATAGTAGCTATATAAGTAAATAACCATGTAATTAAAGACATACCTGCTATATTACTAAGAGGATCAAAGTATATATTAAAACAAGCAAGTACAGTATTTAATATATAGCATAAAGCTATACATAAAGGAGTATACTTAATAGCCACTACTAATATTTTATAGAGAGATTTACTTTTTAACCTTTCCTCCACAACCATACTTATGACCTGGCTTTACACCAGCTTTAGGAGACATTGGTTTTGGTCTTTTTGGCATAATATAATTATTTTAAAGATTAGATATTTTTATATTCAGTTTTAGCATCAAAGGAAGGACAAGCTTTTGAAGAAAAGTTTCTATGACCATAAATAGTAGCATTAGGATACCTTGCTTTTAAAGTTCTAAGAAGTGTAATTAAAGTTTTCTTTTGTTCTTCAGTTCTAGTATCCTTAGCTGTTTTACCGTCTTTAGCAACTCCTCCAATATAACATACTCCAATAGAATAACTATTGTGACCACTACAATGAGCACCTATCTCAGAATCTTGCCTTCCTCTATGATAAGTGCCATCTCTGTATATTACATAATGATAACCTATACATTTAAAGCCTCTAGCTCTGTGCCATTTATCAATATCATCTACTGTATAGTCTTTACCTTCAGGAGTGGCACTGCAATGTACTATGATTTCAGTGATCTTTCTCATCTTCTTTCTTTGATATAAATTCCTCAAGAGGAACTACAATAAAAGTTTTAATTGAATTATTAGCTAATCTTTCTCTAAGAACAGTATATCCTTCAGAAGTTTCAACCAATATTTCATTCTGTACTAGTAGATTGGGATCCCCCTCCACTAGTACTTTCTGTTTCATCGAACCTATCTTTATTTTTCCCATTTTTCTTTTTAGTTATAATTTGACGTTCCCTCATTCTTCTCTCGCAAGTAAGATCTAAGCAAATATTCATTGTGAGATTAAGCACTTGCTTTCTTAATTCTTGTACTTCACTTTCAAGAGTTTTATTTCTTTCAGCCATTTCTTCTAATCTGGCTCTATTATCATCTGATAGTTTCTTATAAAATTCGAGGGAAGTCTCCATATTCTCTATTACATTATGATTTACTTCACTATTATATTTTTTTCTAGTGAAGAACCAAGATGCCCAACCTGAGCCTATAGTACTAACAATCCCCACTCCACCAGTTATTAAAATACTTACATCAATCATGTTAGTCTATTATTTCTATAAATTTACTTTCATTTGTTTCTATATAGGGGCTTCTCTCTACTATATTAACTTCTATAATAGTATGCTTCTTTTGAAATAACCTTTGCCACCAATATTTTTTAGGAGGATTTACAGTTTCTTTTTTACTATTAGTTACTAGGTATTTTTCACTAATAAAAGAAGGGGATACTTTTATAATATTAGGATATTCTAATCCTATACTTAGGCTATACCAATTGTCTTTAATTATTGTATCTAGTTTGAGAGACACATTATTAAATATAGTGTCTCTAAATATTAAAGTATCTGTTTTTATAGAAGTAGTTTTTATATATTGAAGAGACTTTAAATTTTTATCTTTTATATTAAGACTCTCTCTTACTTGATTCATCTTTTGAATAATAGAATCATTGTAATAATTCAATTGTTCTATAGTAAGTTTAAATACTTTAGCCTCTTCTTTTAAAGAAGAATTTTCTGACACATAGGCTTTTTGATTAGTCATAGCTGTAGATAATTCTTCTTCAAGATTCTTATTATTATTGTATAATACTAACACTTCTATAATAGACACTGATAGAAGTATTAATGCAGCTGCTTTTAGATATTTTTTAATCATAATTCCCTTATTGAGCTGCAAATATATAAAAAATAAATCACCTATGCAAATACATAAGTGATTTATTTATAATTTATATAGAAAAATCTATTAAAATTCTATATTAAAGGGTAGATTTATACCCAGCCGCCTGCGCTGCTTGAGTAATCTCACTCACAAACTCCGTGTATCGTTTCACAAGTGGATCATTCTGATTTCCCAACTTCAACAATACCTTACTCTTCTCATCGCTTGTGAAGTTCTCCTCAATGGCCGCCTTTACTATGCTCTCCACCGTTACGGGGGTCTCCACCTTGTGTATCACATCCGCACGATAGTGGGTCTCTTCTTTGCCATCTTCGGTTACTATTGTTTCTTCCGTCACATTCAACGGAACGTTCTTCAACTCTCCCCACGGAGCTTCCGTTGGGGTCTCATCAAAATATAATTTTCTGTCAATCATCTTCTTTAACTAATTTGTTGTCCTACTATGTAGTTTAAAAATCTCTATAGTCACCATATGCAGAATGCTACTTTTATTCGGCTGCGTCAAGGAACACACAGAAAGCGGAACCAAAGGCCATGTCCGCAACCGAGGGCGCACTGCGTAAGCTCGCGCAACGAAGCACACCAATGCTGTAGGACGCAGAGCCGCCCAAGAGGACACCACGCCGCTGTTTGTAGCCCTTTACGCCATTGCCCTGCAAATATACATAAGCATTTTCGTATGTTCCCATATTTCCTCCGGAATTTTTACTAATAGCGGTCGAAATTCCGTCTTTCTCCCACACATCCTTTGCCCAGAACGAACTATCTCCCTTTATTGCAGGGAAGGAACCCACCTTCACATAGCTCGTTTCAAAGTCGAAGGACTCGGTATCCGCTATCTGTTCGTCAGTGCTCTTGCTCAGTTTGCTGTAGTCGTCACATCTGTAAAGAGTATTTATGGTCGCGCCATCCTCGTCTACGGTCTTCACTATCTCATAGCCGCTCATCCAATCCCATGCATTACCATAGCGAACAATCGCACCGCGTACAATCGGCTGGCGCAGTATCACATCTACCGACCATGTGCTCTTCGTGCCTGCGGCGGTTGTCGCGGCATCGTTCAGGGTAAAGGAAAAACGCTTTGTCCATATACCGGTCATCACACCATCATCTACATTCTGCACATACTCGCCATCTGCGTTCTTCACCTTCTCCAGCGTGTCTCCGTTACTTACGGCCAGCTGTCCTTCAAAGATTTTCAGCAGCGAATAACATCCGTTAGTAATCTTCCACATCGAAAGACTTGTTCCGTTCACATACAATCCGTCGCCGAACGAGCCGTAAACATAAGTATTACCATTATCCGTTGTTGCTCTCCATCCGCTCACCTGTCCCCAGGTGTCGGCAGTAGGAGCCACGTTCGAGCTTATGCCATGCCCAAGCACACCGTTCAGGTTCTTGGTGCGGAACTCTATAAACAAGAGTGCCTGCATCAACTCTATGCACAAGTTGTAGTACGGCAAATAAGGGCCGTTGCCTCCGTCACCGTTCTTGGCGCGTGCATACTCTTCAAACTGGTAGCGAGTGAGAATAGCTTTCGGATAACCGCCGATATTTATTGTACCATAGTCAGTGACACTGAAATTTGTACCATATCCGGCACCTATACTGCCCGGCACCGTGTTGTTGCGTATCAGGCGGAGCACACCGTCCTTCACCGTTGCTCTGTCCGTTGGCAGGGCAAAAGGCGGTATGTAGATAGCTGTATCGCCATCGTAAGAAAACGCACTGTCGGAGATAATGAATCTCTCGTAGGTCTCGTTCGTACCGCCCAAGATAGCATAGATACCGTTAGGGAAACATGCCATAATATCTGCATCGTCCGTACCATCTAACACTGAATCTGCGCCCGTATCGTACTTATTCCAATTCGTCTGATTCAATGTGTGAGTTATCTTCGCATCTTTCACGGCACACACCTTCATCATATTAAGGAAACGCTGCTCCTTAATCAGTGTCTCGTCACCTATCAACTTGTGGTAGCCGTTCACGCCGCCACCATCACTGGCACCACGGGTAAACTCTATACCCGTGTAGTGCTCTAATTTCTTCAGTCCGCTCGCATCATCCACCGCGGACGGGAGAACAATTTTCAATCCTAATTTTGCCATATAATATTATATTATAATTAGTTACTTCTCATATCCAAACTTCGAATCCAAATATTCCACACGCTTCTTGAACCATTCAATGATTCTACGTGGTGAATCATATACACCACCACTATCCGGTGAGCCACAAGTGTAACACTTGTCGGGGGTTAGTGCATCAGTACTTGTGTGTGCTGCGGTACAAGTGTAGGAGTGCCCTTTGTAATTCGCAATGTCACCAACTATATAACTTGTACCACTTACCCAAGTCTCTGCACCATCCTTCTCTGTGTTCAGCGACTCATCATAGCCATGATAATATAATCCATCCTCATCTGTGAGTGTTTGCAGCGACCCTGCTGCCATGTACCAGTACACCGCACTACGGTACGACGGCTGCGACCATAGGCGGGCTTCTTCTTCGTAAGCTTCAATACCTACACTCTCCACCATTTGCCATACGAGCTTCTCCATGGCTTCTGCACTGATAATACCGGCATCGCGTAGCTCCTTCCATCTGCTCTTAATCTCCGTAGAGTAATAGGTCCAAAGATACATAGAAAACGCGCGTCCTTCTGTCAGCACCGAACTGCTCACGGCCGGGAAACTGTTCACATATGTAGTACTCATACCCATGGATATGTCCGTGTCGTACAAGTGTGCAAACAACTTCTTGCCATCATACATCGTGTACAATGTGTTGTGCGTTATGCTGTCGTAATAATTACAGTCGTTATATACGAGGAAGAAATCCAAGTTGAAGTCCACATCGTGATGCTCCGCAAAAATAGCCTTCTTGGCTTCCGCCTCTGTCGAGAATCCCCAGTCCTCTAAGTTCTGCGCCGTAAGTGTAGTATCAAGAATCGGGCACACATAAGAGTAAGCATCAATGGTTTTTCTTGCAGCGATGCTTCGCGTGTACTCCTTCTTGCTGAACCCGAGTGCCGTAGCCTGCTTCTGCGTCAGGTCGTTCTCCGAGATTATCTCGTGGGTGCGCTCGTAGTATCCAGTCACCGAATAGTCGCTTGGCGAATCGTAGTCATAATATTGGAATGTTCCGTCTGTTTCCTTGCATATGGTTGTCTTCGGATTGCGCACCTCTAACTCTTTCCACATCACATAGCTTGGGCGATACGTATTATAGCTTGTATCCACCACATCATGCTTGTATGCTGTCCTGCACAAGAACGCTCTTCTTATCGTCACCTTGCTGGTCTTGCCGCCCACTTCGAAGTCTATTGTTTCCTCGTAATAGCACACATCACCCACCTCGTAGTCTTTGTTCTCATCCCACGGCTCAATATCCCCTACCGTCTGCAAGTTGTAGTTGGAAATACGCCAATACTCTGTATTGTAACGTTGAAAAACACCTATCATCCAATCACCGAAGAACAACTGTTTCCCTTCCGCATCATTCTTCGTTATATGGTAGTTATCCTTGTTTTTCTTCAAGTTCCAAGTATATAATCCCCATGGAATGCCGTTGTAATACAACATCACGGGGAATCCATCGGGATGGCCAAGCGCAAAGTCATTTACCTCTCCTGCAACATCACCCACACCACCCTTCAAGGCCTCTTCTACTGTCTGATTAGCGGCACCAATTAGGCTGCTCCAAGGTCTACGATTGAAGTATGGTCTGTATTGTGAAATCTGCTCCGCATGGCGATAAACACACAAACTTCTTATTTTCCAAAAGTCGGAGATATAAGCCTTTAAATGGTAACCATCCTGCGGCACCCAACCATCGAATTGCAGGTCAAATGATTCATCGTCATTGATGCTGTTGTACAAATCGAAACTGAAATTCTTCTTATCGAATCTGCTTGATATGTTTCCCTGCAACGAAATCATGATCGGCTTAGTGAAGCTATTTCCATGCACATCGCGGAAAGTGAGTGTAGCCTTCACTTGAACATATTTGCTCGTAGGCATACCGCCCTCAATGTCCACTCTCGCCAATACCGTTGGCATGGGTAGCTTCAAGGATGTTGCTTCGCTCCAGTCTCCGGTGCCTCCTTCAAAATTTTCAAGAGTATTTTCGAGAGCAGTAAGTCTTTTATCTACTTTAGTATTAATAGGTTTCTGTTCTTCGGGAAGTCCTTTCGGAATGTAAGATTCGCCATTAGTTTTAGTACCTCTTACGATAAGACCATCTTTATCTGTAGTGAACTCAATGAACTCATTATTCTCTACATTAATAGCATTCAAATCTGCAATACTGTTGAACTTCTCTTGTAGACCGTCAAGCTCGTCAAGTAGCCATTGAGGAAGTGAATTTCTCTGTATATCAAGTTTACCATTAGCTCTCAAGAAACCAAATAATACATTGCCTTCTATATCTTCAACGGCTAAAATATACTTGTCATTTTCAAAGTAATGTAGATGTCCTACGCTATCAAATAGCTTTTGAACATCTTCGGTAATTCCATGTGCATATTGAGTACCATCTTTTCTTTTAAAAGCCACAATAAGATTACCATTGGTGTCTTCGGCTGCAAGTATATATTCATCATTCTCGAAGAAAGTAAGATGTCCTACATTATCAAAATCTTTTCTAAGAGTATCAACTTTTTCTTTATTAGACGTTGAAGTAATTTCTACCTTACTAAGTCTCTTTTCTACTTTAGTATTAATTGGCTTTTGTTCTTCAGGTAAACCCTTTGGTATATACACTTCTCCACTAGTTCTAATGCCACTTACTATTACTCCATTCTTATCAGTAGTAAACTTAATGAACTCTTCATTCTCTACATTCTCTGTTTTAATTACTATCTTATTGATTTTAGCTTCTACTTCATTAATCCATTTTTGAAGCTCATCTGGAAGCATTTCTCTCTTTATATCCAGCTTACCATTTTTACGTAAAAAGCCAAACAGTAAATTGCCATTAATATCTTCTGCTGCAAAGATATAGTTTTTATCTTCAAAATACTCTAAATGGCCTACACTATCAAATAACTTTTGTACATCATTTGGAATACCTTTTGGTATGTAAGTATCGCCTTCTTCTCTTTTAATAGCAAAAAGAAGATTACTATCAGCGTCCTCTGCTGCTAATAAATAATCACTGCTTTCAAAGAAATGCAAATGACCTACATTATCAAAATCCTTACGCAAGGTATCTACTTTCTCAGTAGTTTCTTCTAAAACCTCTTTAATTTCATTGTCAGTATTTTGAATAGTTTTGATTAACTCATGTAATCCTTTATGTTCTTCATCATTCCTTTTTTCTAAATCTTCTAACCAAGCTCTAGTTTCTTCTGGAATACCATGAGGTGCATATAACTCTCCTTTTTCTCTTTTTAATCCAAAGAGCACAAGCTCATCTGCATCTACTATTGCTGAAACAAACTCATCATTTTCAATGATTTGATAACCTTCAAAGTCTTGTAACCTAGTTTGTACATCATCTACTTCCTTATCAATTCTATCAATATCAGTACGATTATCCGTTATTTTAGGTTCAGCAACATCAAGTCTTTCTTCAATATTATCTACATCATTACGTATAGTAGAAAGTCCTTCTGAAAGAGTTTTATTATTTGCTTTATCTATAACAGCATCACTAGTTGTTACAGGATAAATAGTAGAGTCTTCTTTTTTTAATTTATGAATAGTACCGTCAGTAACTTCAGTACTTTCATTTATAGTATCTATTAAATCTGTATCTACCGTATGTTTATAAACTCCTCCTGAGGTAATACCGTTAGTACTATCTTTTGTAGGAGTAATATCCCAAGGCACTCCCCCAGCTTCAACTACTTTAGCATCAATTAGTTGCTTATTTTCAGTAACTCTATTTTCGATGTCAATATTAATCTCTCTTTGATTTTCTCCTTTAACATCATCATAAATATCTCCTGAGTAAGCAACTATATTATCATCAGCACTTGAATGTAATGCACCTGGTATCTTAACATTTCCAGTCGATCCTTTATTTACATTTGCCATATTAATATTGTTTAGTTTCAAATATTAGTGTCTGAGATTGATTACTGTATGTATTTTGAGATATATATAAATACACACCATCATCTAGTTTATATCTATCAAAAGGAAAATCAAAACCATTTGATTTAGCTCCTAAATTATATGTAGAAGTAAGAATAACTGCTCTTTGAGAGGTTGTAAACTTTAATGTATAAGAATCTCCTACAAGGGTAGTTACTGGCTTAGCACTACTATATAAATAAGTAGAGGAAGATATGTTTTTAACATACTCATCATTTGTTAATCCGTCATTAAAAGCTCCTATATAAATAGGAGAAACAACATTAACCCAATCTTTTCCTCCACTTAAACCTATGTTATAAGGACTTCCTAACCAACCCTCAACTGCAAAAGCAGTATCATCACTAACAGAAATAGAAATTGAAACATAATTAGTTCTTTCAACTCTTTTTGAAGAATTTCCAGCAGTTATTTGTAACCATTCAATATCAGTAGCAGCAACTGTAGGTCCTAATGTAACTCTGGCAGAGTAAGTTATATTTAACGGGTATCCTTTATAAACATACTTATTACTTAATGTAGTAATAACGTCAGTATCTTGTAAATTAATTGCATTTATTTGTTGCTGCAAATAGTCTAACTCATTAGTTACTTCTTCAGCAAGTTTAATTCTTTTTAAAGAATGGTCTCTTACTTCTACAGCCCCTGCTTTAACTACTAAAGTATCATTATCTATTACAAGGCTATCAGAATTTACTAAAGCATTACTCCAATTATTTTCATCTAACCAACTATCTTCATCAGTGTCATCACTAGTATATTGATAAGTCATCCAGTTACCACTAGGAGCAATAAAAGTAATCTCAAGTCCTGTTTTTCTAAATATCTCAGGAATTACAGTTGCAGCTTCTATAAGTGTACAGTTTTGTATATTAAATGCTTTTGTTACATTTAAAAAATCTACATTATCTGCTATGAAGGTACTTATCTTTACTTTATTAGTTTTACCATCTTGAATTATAAGAACTTCATCATTAGGATTAGTATCTTCTATTTCAGGAAACTCCGTGAAATCAATAAGACCCTTAGCAAATAAATCTTTTATAGCAACCTTTTTGTTTTTTCCTTCCTGTACAATAGTTACAGTATCTTCAAATTTAGGATTAGTAGTTCTAATAAACTCTGTATCCTTAACTGAATTATGTTGTAACCATTGTTGTATCTTTTTATAATCCTCTACTGTGAAAAACATTATTTACTTGTTTTAGTGGATTTATTAATTTGTTTTCTTTTAAGTTCAGCATCAGTTCTAGCCTTATCTTTATCAAATGCTAATCTTTCTTTATCAAGCTGTAGTCTTTGATTAAACTGTCTTATATTCTCTGATAGTTTAGCTTTAGCTTCTTCAGAAAATATATCTTCTTGTGGCTCTTCTTGAGTATTATTACTATTAGCTGAGATAGTTGCTACCATTATTTTAGTTTCATTATCTCTTTGGTTCATTTGGTCTTTTAATTGCATTTCAGCTTCTTTAGCTTGAGCCTCAGCTTGAAGTTGTTGCTGCTGCATTTCTTGCTGTTGCTGTTGCGCTTCTTGCTGTCTTTGCATCATTTCCATTTCAGCTTTTTCTATCATTCTTTGTTTCTCAGCAAAAGAAGAACTATTATAAAGTTTAATAGCTGTAGAAAAATTAATCATTTGATTTTGTAATGCTGCTTGAACCATAGTTTCTAATTTTTGTTGAAGCTCTTGTATTGCATTGCTATTGTCAACTACTAAACCATAGTCACACTCTGCAAACTCATCTCCTTCAATTTCCATAAGAACCCTGGAAGTATCAGGAAGGATATAAGGGAATTTTTTATTCTTTCCTTTTAATGCTATTTTAGCTGTCTCAAGGAAACATTCTAATGCTCTTTTCTTTACATCATCATGAATAATAAACAACCATTCAGTAATATGTGAAGATTGTAATGTAGCTCTTTCAACTCCTCCTACAGTCTCTCTATTACTTATTTGTCCTTCTCTTTGTTTTGAAATACCCGCAACATCAGACATTTCTTGTTTAGTAAATTCAAGAAGATTTATACTTTGCTGTATAGAATTTCCTAACTCAGCATCAATAACTCCTGAACTAGCATTATTAAGGCCTCCTGCAAGTTTGCCTGTAGCAGCTCCTATATTACCTTCCTTAAAGCTATCTATTACTGCTATGTTATTGGTTTTAGCAAAATATAACCATTTTTCAATATCCCATTTAGCTGGAACTTTAGCTAAATCTAAAGTAATAATTTTACCCCAGTTTTTAGCAAGCATCTTGTTTAATCTATCATGAACTGCATCATATAAGTAATTATAAGATTTCATCATATCAACAAGAGAGAATGGTTTACTATTATTTAGATTATATATAGAACCTACAATACCAAAATGGCATCTTGAAGGATTAGTTAATCTATTATATTGTACTAATCTAGGTCTCATATTTACATAAATATTTTCTCCTATTTTAGTTCCTTCCCAAGCCTCATTGATCCAAAAAGTCTCTTCTTCTTCCCCTAACATTTCATTAATAACATAGTTTTCAGGATAAAAATTAAACTCTTCTTCTCCTGTCTGCTGGTTATAAGATTTAACTTTTTTAATCTTTCTTCTTGATTTCCAAAATACTTTTAAGACCCTTATATTACCAGCAGTATCATAAGGCAGCATGTTATTTATAGTAGAAGAGAATAATTGATTAGGATTCATTATTTCATCATCTCCTATAATTCCATTTGGTATAAATTCTAATCTTGGGTCTGGCTCATAGTCTCCTGATTCTCCATAAGGATTATTAGGTATATTTTCAATATACTTCATATCTTCCTTAGTTAAATCTTCATAGAATGTGTCTATAATTTTTCCAGGACTCCAATAATCTTCATATATAATTACATCAGCATCTTCTACTTTATTAGAATAGCCAGATCTAAACACTCTTAATTTACAAGGATCAATTCTTTCTATAGTGGGTTCTCCTCCAACAATATCACACATGTAAATCTCTTCTGCCACTGCCATAGCATCCATAAATCCCTCATTAAACATAAGGGGCATATTAAGCTCTTTTACATAATGATTTAATATTGCATTACCTCGAATTTCTCTTACATCTTGCCATTCATATGTAATATAATCATTAAGTTTATTAAGCTCCTCATTAAACTCTTCTTCTGATTGAGCAGTATCTGCTAGTAATTGTTGCAATCTCTGCATTAATTCATTTTTTCTATTTTTCTCAATCTCAGAAACAGCATTAGGATTAGTTACAACTACTCTATAGTCAAACACTCTTTTAGATTCTTCTCCTCTTAATACATTCAATTTAGAATTCATAATAGGATAATGTTGAATCTTATCAGGTATAAAACTAGCTGTAATATTATTAGGATTTATAACTAGCATTAAATCCTGCATATGAAGTTTTCCATTGAGTAAGTCATAATTAATTTTCTTATGTATGACACTCTTTCTAACTGGAGAGTAATTGAAGAAAGCTTTACTTGATGCCCAGTCCAACACTTGTTTTCTCCACTTCTTAGTTTTTCTATTGAAAGGGAGTTGTTGGGCAGGAAACTGCATTATTTCATTCATACTCTTTAATTTTTAATTGTGCAAAGATATAAAAAATATTATAAGTATGCAAGCATTTTAATGAATTCTTTATTATTAACTTTCTATCTTGCTAAATTTACTGATTTATAGTTTTTATTAAAAAAGGGATCATTACCGAGATACTCTTTATCCTCCTTTCTTCCTTTCATTGGATCTCCTTGATAAAGTATCATCTTTTCTTCCCTGTACAACATAAGCTGAACTAAAGACATTATTCTATCTACATTTATATCAGGATTAAATAACATCAACTCTTTAATTAAAGCTCGGTTCTTTATAAAGTGTAGATTGGGAATTGTAGTACTAACAGTATCACCTCCTTCCTCAGTAATTGTAGTTATTGGTTTTAATAGCCAGTCTCTAATTAAAGTAAATCCAAAGTTTTTAATAGGTACTGTAGCATTAACTCCTTTAGAAGTATTACCATATCCTGTAGACTTGATAAGCTGTTTATTCTTTAGATACTCAGGAGTATCTGCAAGTAGATGTAAACTATTCATTCTACTGAAATATGCAAAGGTGTTCTTCTTATTAGATTCATATAGAAGTTTAGCATTATAGAATAGGCAGATCTTTCTTGCAAGCTCATTTAAATCATCTACAAACATAGGTCTACCTGTATACTCTGCCACTATTCTATCAGTCCATAAATCTAGTACAAACATGGAACCTAATGACATAGTACTTGACTCATCATTCTCATAGTTATCAAGAGAAGCTATATATCTTTCATTAGGAATTTTACCCTGTACTTTTTGAGGCATCTCATATATTTCAAGAGCACCTGCTATCTTATTATCTTTAGTAGGAAAATCTCTAATAGGCTTATCAATAGTATTAATACTAAACTCTATCTCTCCTTTATTATTACCCACTAGAGTACCTACATAAACATCATCATAGAAATTAGGATTATTATCAATCTCATTTAATCTTTGTGTAAGTTCAGTAATAGGAAATATATTACCCCTAGACCTTTGTATAGCTTCTTGAGGAGTTAATGGAATTTCAGCAATTCTCTTTGTTATAGCATTAATATCAGTACTATTATATTTAACTGTGTATCTATCTTTGAGAATCTCAAGAGTTGCTTTAATTACATCTGAGTTACCATCCTTATCATAACAGTCTGCTCTATTAAGGTATCCTGGGTAGAAGTAGGTAAATCTCTTTCTTCCCTGGCCTTCTTTGTCATATACATTCTGTACTCCTTTAATATTATAACCATCAGGATTATACATCAACTCCTGCATAGAACTAAAGTCAGAATCTTTATCACCAGAAGTACCATAACCATATATAAGACCAAATACTCTATTACCATCTTCTACAGAAGGTCTTAATACTTGATAGAGGTTTAAAAGTCTGGGAAAAGAACCTGCCTCTTCAAGTAAATATAAAACACCTCTAGAACCTCTAAGCTTAGACTCATCATCCTTAGAAGTAATACCTATAACACTATTCTGAGTCCCCTTTCTAGTGCCTGAATCTACATCCATATAACCCATAGTCCATTGCATATTTTGCAAAGAAGAAGTTAGTCTTTGAGAGGGAAACTCAGTGTTATTAGCACAGAAATCAATATAGTACTGGAACATATCAAGCACTTGATTAGCTCCTTGTATATATTTTCTTTCAGATGCTGTAGCTACACATTGCACTTTCTTCTTTACTTCACTAGACTCTCCTAAGACAAACCTCTTTGCTAATAAAGCTGCTGCACTATAACTATTATGTGTTACTACAAAGTCATTTATTAAATAACAATGAGAATCATTATCTACAGTAACACATTTAGCTTGCTCTTCTCCTACATACTCTATATTAACTATTTTAGTTCCTACATATTTACTTCTTCCATAGTTTGATTTAGACCTGTCTTCCCATAGCTTTAATTTTCTAGGAAGATTAAACAGTGGTATGTCAGAATATATAGATAATCTGTAAGAGTCAAGACATTTTATTCTATTCCCTTTTGAGTCTTTATAGTAAGTGTGTTTAATTCTTACATTAGTAACATTAATACCGAGAGAAGCACATAACCACTTAACATCGTTTATCATTCTTTTTGATGCTAATGCTAACTCTATTTTTCCCTTAGTTACAGTACCATCAGCATCTAATAATCCTTTTAGAATATTAATTCTAACTGCTCTTGAATTATATTTATATTCATCAGGAATAAACTTATCTTCAGACTTCTTGAAGAATAGTCCATACTCTTTTAATATATCTCCAAAGCTAGGAATATTTAGATTATAGCCAAATTTAGTATTAGTGTACTTTATCCAATTATAAGGTATATAATTCTTATATACTTCAAAATCTTCATCACTACTAGTAAAGTATGTTTTTTCTTTACAGTTTTGTACTCTAAAGCACCCATCACCTAAAAGTAAACCAAATACATAAGGATCTATTTTAGTAGGTTTATATCCAAATTCTACGCCTTTACTCACAGGTATAGAACAATCTAGTTCAATCCCAGAAGGAACACGAGGAGTTATTTTCCTTGGTCTTTTATACATAGAAAGTAATTCCTTAGTAGAAATTACAATATCTCCTTTTACGTGACTTTTAACTTTCCAAAGGTGCCCCTCAGAGCATCTAACTTTAGTTCCTGTTGCTAAAGTCAACTCATATATAGGAGCTATTCCATTAAATGGAATGTCTACTACTTTTGTAATATTACCATCATCTCCAAATAGATAATCTCCTATTTGAATATCTTTCCATAACTTTCTACCATTAGGGGTATAGACAGTTTCATTGTAAGGATGAGCTTTCCCAGCCCCGCGTTTAGCCAATTCCATAGCATGATGTCCTTCCTTTCTACATTGATATAAATAATGAAATCTATAGTAGTTACCATCAAAGAAACTAGGAAAGTCTATAGTTCTAATAGTATCCCCCTTTTCACTCTTCTTAATAAGTTGTATAGGACAATAGTTAAGGAAGAAGTACATATCTCCAGTAATCCATTCACCATCTGAAGGTCTTACATAACCTTCCCAACATCTTCTAACCTCTTCCCTAATCCACTTACCATATTCACTGTTAGGATTAGCATTAGGTCTTAGTTTAGTAAAGCACCCATACTTCTTATAATGAAGAGCAGTGGGTCTAAAGTAATCACTATCTTCTATAATATGAGGATTAGTTATATCTACTATTATCTTACCTTCACTATCTCTAGGTAAGTCTTTAGCATAGGGTCTATCAGGAGACACAAACTTTTTAATATAAGGTATGTTAGTTATAACATCAAGAAACTGCTCTTTTATTTCCTGAGGGAGTTCATTCAGTTCTTCCTCAGTTACTTGGGTTTGATATTTATTAAACACTAATTCCATTTTCTCTTATATATTTAAATAGTGCTTGTAGAAATTTTATATCAAATGATACTATCATAAGTCTAATCCATCTTCAAATATTGACTTAGCTTTCTGTCCTCTAACTCTACCATTATTCTCTGCCATTTCTTTAGCTATTGCTCTTTCAGCTTCAGATAATTCCTTTACAAGTTGAGGTACTTGCTTAATAGCAGAAATAATAGATGCTACTGTATAAATAGGTCTTCCTTTATCATCCACCTCTTCAAGATTAATATTTCTCAAAGACTTTCTAAGGTTATCAGCAGCATATCTAGTATCCTCAAGAATTAATGCTGAAGTAGTTTTAAAACTAGCATAAAATTTCATAGCTTCTTGTACCATCTTATCAGGTTTCCACTTAGAATCTAAACCCTCTCCTTCTATAATAGCCTGTGACCTATCATCTCTATCAACAATATATTGATAATCACTAGAGGGATCTTCCATAAAATACACATAAGACAGTTCTGCAGTAGCTCTATCTTTATTTACAGTTCTATCTCTATTCCACAACTGTTTAAAAGGCTTTAATGCAAGTGCTTCCTCAGAGATACTAACTTTGTATGATTCATACTTGAATAATTTCATAATAAAAAAAAATAATAAAGGCTTGCTGAATAATCAACAAGCCATATTGTTTATACTATAATAGTAGGTTTCTCAGGTTGAATAATTTGGATTGTTGGTTCTTCAACATCTTCACTTTCCTCAACTACAAAAGTGATGTCTTGATCATACAACATTAAACACTCTCTATCATCAATAGTAATAGTATTAAATTTATAACCAATAGTTATATTATCTCCAACAACATTGCTTCTTAATGATTTCTCATTATGTTTAGTTATCATATATCTAGTAGGATCAATACATACTATATCTCCTACATTAATACCTCTTACAGTATCTCCAATAGCTATAACTGTTTGATATTCTTTTAAAGAACCTTTTGCTCTATTTGTATCAATAAGACCTCCTACTAATTGATCTTTTTCATAAGTATCCATAGTAGTTATAATCCTATTGAACATTGGTTTAATCTTTTTTAACTTCTTCATTGCCTCTAATCTTCTTTATATAATTAAACTTTTCTTTTACTCCTAAATACCTTTTATAAGTACATGCTAATTTACCTAATGAAGGTATATTAAAATTAGTTTTTAAATTAAGAAACTCAGCCTCAGTAAGTTCCTCTTTTAAAGGTAATTCCTGGACTGAGTTTCTAATATATAACCAAAACGCCTTGTAGCTTTTGTCAACTACTTCTATTGGTATATTAGTATCTTTTGATACTTTATTTATAATATCAGTGTAAGTCATTGTAA